GCTTACCCATGACCGCGATGGCGGTGCCGGCGGCGATGGCGACCGTCGCGGCCGCCTGCCCGATGCCGCCTAGAGATACCGAAGTCTTCTCAAACTTTCGGAGTCTCTTTTCGGCCTCGTCGAGCTTTGCCATGTACTGGGCGGTCTGCGCCTCCAGTTTTACGACTAGCTTTGCGAGATCGGTCATGCTTGTAGTCTCCGCGTTTCACCGGCTTGCCAGCCACCTTCAGCAACTCGACTAATCCACCCATTCCCTGTCTGCTGCGTTCCTCCGGATCGCGAATCAAGAACTGATCGAGCCTGATCTTCGAACCTCGACGCGTATGCGGACGCCTGACCTCTCGAGCGATGATCGCAGCGTGCATGTTGTCACGCCACGGTCCCCAAGGCTCGGCGTCCCAATACTTCTGCCACCCCGCCAGCTGACGCTGAGTCATCGACCTCAGCATCTCCTCGACGTCCAGGTAGCCCATCTGCCAGGCTAACCTGTAGTGAAAGAGCTCAGCTGGCGTCAGCCTCTTTTTCGACGTCTCCGAAACCGCTCAGCTTCATGATCGCCGCCATGATCGGCATCGACACACGCGCAGAGCCGGCCATCTGCCTCGCTTCCTCGGACGTCAGCAACGGCTTTCCGCCGTGACCGTCGAGAACGCACACCGACATGAGATACCCCGTCGCCGTGACCCGGTCCGTCTTGTTCAGCTTGCCGTACTCGGCGAACTCCAACGTACCGACTTCACGAACGACGAGGGTTTCTCCTTCGACCACCACTTCTTCCTCCCGTACGGCGCATGCCGCCAGGAGTTTATCTTTTACTGAACCCACGTGACTTCTCCCGAGATCTTGAGCGTGAAGGTGAGCACCGATCGTTCGCCGATCGGACCCGTGACGTTCCACGCTCTCACCGTGGCGTTGAACGCGAAGAACTCGCCGTCGGGCGATTCCTCTTCCTTGCGAACGATGCGGATCGCGACGATCTCGTCGTTCTTGTAAGCCTGATACAGCGCGGCAAGGGTCGCGTCGCCAGGGATGTAGTTGCTCTGCAACGGGATCTCGACGCCGTCGGCCAGACCGTTGCGATACGCGCGCGCGTCGTCGCAGTACGTCGTGACGTCGACCAGCGGCTTCTCCTCGCCGACAGAACCGAAGTCGAAAGCGGCGCAGATGTCGGTGTAGTTCGGCGGCGAGTTCTCATCGCCGAGCTGCACCTTCCAGTCGTTGCCGATCAGGGTGTCTTCAGATGCCATTGTTTACTCCACATGCCAGAATGACCAGGTTTGTGAGACACGAAAGAGTCCGGGCTCGAAGTCTTGAAGATCGAACTCGTTCTCAAGCGTGGCCGTTCGCACGTCAACTATACCACCAAGCAGCCCGCGAAAGTCACTGAGCAGCTCCCGCACCGCGGCCGCGACCGTTTTCGCCTCGTTGTAATCGGGCGAGTACGTGTTCAGCTCCATCGTCGTGCGCACGAGTCCGCTGACTCCGCAGAACGTCGTCTGCCGCTGAACGTCTCGAGTTTCGTACGTCAGCGCCGGCGTCTGCTGACGACCTTTGATCTTCTGCGGGATGACGCTCGGATACACACGATTGATCGCGCCGCCGACGCCGGCGAAGTACTGCGACGTGTGGGTGTTCTCGACGAGCTCTATCTCGAGTCCCTGGTGAAGCATCACTGTCCTCCTCGCATCTTGGCGATCCGCTCGATTCGTTCGAGCATGACCTCGCCGACCTTTTTGGCGCTGTCGTTCGCCGACTGGTAGAACGCAGGCTGCAACCAGGGGATAGCCTTGATGTACGCCGTGCCCAGCTCCCAGAACTGCAGCACGTAGAACGCTTCCTTTCGGACGCCGAGTATCGCCGTCGCCGACGTCAACGCCTTGTCGATCTTGACGATGAGTCGTACGCTGCGCTGCGCGAATCCCGACGACACCCACCGACCGCGATACGTTTTATGCAGAGGGGTCTCGCCAGGCGAGATCCGACCGAGGTTGATCTTGGCCTTCTTCATCACGTCCTTCATCGGCTCGCGCACGGCGGCCTTGAGCGTAGCGGCCTGCTCCTTCGGACTCGCCAGCTTCTTCAGCTTCGCCGACAGACCGGCGGTGCCTTCGAGCTCATACTTAGGCATTCTGCCATCCCTCCGCGCTGCGCTTCACGCACAGCAACTTGAGCTCCCGGCGGTTCGTCTTTGGGTCCGGCAGCGGCGCGATGACGTCGTAGTTGTCGACGACCTCGGGAGAGTCGAACACGACGACGTGTCGAACCCGGCAGGTCTCGTCTATGTCGCCGCGCCAGCGGATCGTGATCTCGGTGTTGGCCTGGAACTGGACCTGCTGGGCCGCGATGAGCTCACGACCCGACAGGGGTCTGATCGCCGCCTTCACCGTCGCGATGTCGACGTACGACTGGATCGGCTGACCGCCCGGTTGCTGCGTCTCCGTTCGACGCTGCAGCGTCACCCTGAACCGAAGCTTTCCGCTTTGCATGTCTGGCCTCCATCCTCTCCAACGCCTCGCGCACTATTCTCGGCAAATGCTTCCGCGCACGCGCGCACGTGGAGCACTTCGTCATACGCCGACCTGAACCCGATACGGCCACAGTAGGTCATGCGCACGCTTCATGATCGTGTCGAAGTTCGCCATGTCTCGATCGAACTCCGCTTCGACGTGAAGCAAGATCCCGCTCTTCAGATCCTCAGGCAGAGCGGGCGGCGATTCGACAGGCGATTCCTCGTAATCGCCGAGCGGCGCGTTGAGAAAGTTCTCCGCCCACGCTTCGGCAGCATCGATCAGACGCTGCAGTCGTTCGTCGTCGGCGTCGTCCTCACGAGGAATCGAAACCTGGTCCTTCGCTTCATCGAGTGTGACGTAGCTCATCTGTAATTCTCCCGCACCCACGCGTGCCGCGACTGTACGTCTCTGTCCCAGGGATCGTGCGCGCCGTGGAACGCCACGAGCCTCGCACCCTTCGGGAGGCGTCCGCCGCCCGGCAGGATGTGGTTCCGGTACGAGAATATACCGTCTTGCGTTCCCCAGAGGTGGCCTTTGTTCTTGAGCCTGTACGCGATCCATCCCTGGTCGCTCCCGCGACATCCGGCAGCGTTCGCTTCCCTGGGCGACGACGCCGGATCGAAGTCGTTGTAGACTTCGGTCCGCGCTCCCGCCTTGACCATCTGCACGCTCCCGTTGAACCAGTTGTAGACCTTCGGAACGTTGGGCTGAACGTTCTGCCCACCCCATATCGCGAACGGAACGTCGATGTCGAATATAGGAGTGACTTCGTCAGTCAGCAAGATGTCGAGGTCGACGCTGATGATCTTGTCAGCGCAGAAGATCTCACGCGCTCGCTCGCTGTAGATCTCCATCCTGACGTAGCAGCTCGGGTTCACCCTGCTCGAAGGGTTCGGAACGTTGAACCATTTGTACGACGGCAGGCTCTTCAGGTCGATGACGCGTATCTCCGGGTTCAGTCCGACAGGATCGTCTGTCACGCAGATGAACGTGTGAGGGATCCTCAGGCGACGAGCCCACTGACTCTGCGCTACGTTTACCTCCTTCGCCCCGAACTTCGAACGGTAGTTGGGACGAAACCACTTCCAGACTACGACTGCGGCGCGCACAGCGGCACCTCGTGATACGGGAACGAGAGGATCTTCGGGATCCATCCCTTCGTGCGCCGAGCGATGATGTCCTTCTTACCCGCGTCCTCGGGTTGCTTGCGCTTGTAATGGGTCGTCGAGCTGTCGTTGACGTACTCGTACCTGATGATCTCGTCCGGCAGGAGCACGACCGGACCTTTTGCGGCGATGCGCCTGCGCCAGTCGCCGTCGGTGCCGTAGTGTCCCGACAGGTTCTCGTCGTAACCGCCGATTCGCCAGAACTGCGCGCGAGTCATGAACATCGTGTTCGGGTGCGGGTGCAGTCGACCGCCTGTGTGCTCGCGCCGGCTGAGGCGATACACGACCCGCTGATCGAACACGCCGTGCACGAGCTTGTGAGCGAGCGACGCGGACACGACGTGATCCATGTCCGTCAGCAGGCACCACCCGGAATCGGCGTGATTCATGCCGATGTTTCTCGCAGCCAACCAGTTCCATCGCACGTCGACTTCGATCCTGAACAGTCGCGTCTTGAACGGCAGAGGATGCATCGCGCCCAGCACGTCCGACGCGGGCTTGTTGGGCGATCCGTCGTCAGCGACGACGAGACTGATACACTCCTTCAGGTAGTCAGGATACTGCTTCCACGCGTTGACCTGGTACTCGAGGAAGAGCGGGTTCTCGTAGTACGGGTACACAAACGTGATCTTTTTCGGATCTCCCGTCTGGACGTCCTTCATCGGAGAATCATCGAATCCCGGAGCTCCCATGTTACCTCCACGCTTTATCGAACCACTTCCACCGCTTCGCGGCTTCAGCGTTCTTCGGTTTCTTGCAGAGGATCACCTTCGACTGGTTGATCACGTCCTCGACATTTCGATCGGTGATCTGACTCAGGCGAGGGAACCACTCGAGAGGCATCTCCGTCCCCCTCCCCATTCGTTCTCCGATCCAGTCCTGGTCGCCCCACAACCGATGCGTCACGTCCGGCGTCCATTCGGTGAAGAGATCGTTGTGTTCGCCGCCGTTCCAGCTCATCACGCTGGAGTTGAACCGCTTCACGACCTTCTTCGCGCCCTTCCCTTTGAAGTCGCCGGCATGCGGGATCGCGCAGAATCCCTCGCCGTAGAACGCGACCTGGTCGAGCTCGCCCGTCACCAGCACGTCGAGATCCAGGTAGAGGCATCGAGTTTTCTGGAGCCACTCGTGCTCCGGGTTGAAGAGCTCGAGCTTCGTCCACCAGGCGAACCCCGGCAGCTTCTTCACCTTGATCGTGCGCATGTCGCTCGGCAGATAGGCTGCCTGATCGGTCAGGCACACGAACTCGTGCGGCAGGAGCGACCGCTTGCACATGCTGCGCAGTCGAACGACGTACTCCGGCGTGAAGTCCACGTGCCCGCGGACGAGCACGCACGCGACGACGAGGCTCATTGCTTCACCGCGTGCATGTAGCGACGCGGTCCCGCTTCGATGATGGTCGTGTCGTAACCTCGCAGCTGTCTGACGGCGCGGTTCACGGGATCGATCTGCAGGTCGTCGAACACGATGACATCGCCGCTCTTCTGCATGTCGACGATGCGGTAGATCTCGAATGACACCGCTTCGAACGTGTGCTTGCCATCGATGAACGCGAAGCAGATTCGCGTGTTAGCCCTGATCGCGGGATTCAGCCATCCCTTCGATCCGCAGCCGAGCTTAATGATGTGGACGCCATTCGAGACGAACGGGCTCATGTATTCGTCGAGGGTGCTGGGACCGTCGACGTCCTTGACGCTGTTTCGGAACGTGCGTTCCTCGGGATGGATCACGTCGAGCGTCACGATCGAGTCCTTCGCCTCGCAGTGCGCGATCGCCCAGCTCATGACGCACGCGGAAAACCCCTTCGCCGTTCCGATGTCGAGGAACACGCCCTCTCGATCGCGATGCAGCCTCTCCATCGCGGCGGCGTATATCACGCGACCGTGTTGCCAATTGGGCGGATTGACCTTGAGCGGACAGGCCAGCACCCGCGCCGCGTTCTCCAGGAGGTCCTTGTCGACCCTGAAACCCATCGCATCTTCGAATCGCGTGACGTCCGGGTAGACGTTCTGTCGCTCGACTTCGAAGATGTCGTCGAACTTCTTCTTCGTTAGCATGGTTGAAATACCTCGTCGCTGTTCATCGAGAACACGAACCTGTATCCGAGCCCGCAAATCCACGACCTGAGCCCGTCCGGTGTCGTGCCGTAATAGTTGATG